GAGGGGTTCCCGTAGTGGCATAGCCTCCATTAACGGCCGTCTCTCGAGGGGTTCCCGTAGTGGCATAGCCTCCATTAACGGCCGTCTCTCGAGCGGGGGCTATCGTAAAAAAGAGCCGTTCCCGTTATGCCCATTGGAGGAGGGAGCGGGTTCCCGAACTGGTTCCACCGGGGCCCGATTGGTTCGGGGAGGATCCCCGGGGATCGTTACCCGGTCGATCAAGATTCCCGCCTCCGAGAATAACTCCGGAGCCCGATCAACGGCCGTCCGTTTGATCGCGTCTCGGAATTCGGCCGATTGGTAAATAGATTCGAGCTCTTGGAGAACCGCTTTCCGGGAAAGCAATTGTAAGCCCCGCTTGGAGATCTCCTCTTGGAATCGGGCCCTTTCGATCTCGAGAGTCGCCGCAAAGGAGAGATCCTCGAGATCCCGCTTTTGTTGATCCCGCTTGCGGAATTGCATTGTATCGGGGGAGAGGGCATGGATTAAGAGAGCCCCAAAGCTCATAACCCCCGGAGCTATGGGGAGTCCCCACCGGAGATAGAACTCAATAACGGGGGAGAGGGGAGCCCCGGAGTTAACTTGGGAATCCGCAACGATCCCCATGAGGGCCAATACAAACCCGAGGAGGAACGTAGCCCCGGCCGCTATGCTTTGGGCCGCTCCGGTTATCTTTCCGTTTAGGAATGAGAGATAGATCCCAATGAGAACCAGCTCGATCGAGACTATCCCGATTATTTGAGCGATTCGGGCTAAGTCCGAGCTCCCCGCATATTGGAGAGAGGCATTAACCCCATGGGCTCCCGAGTAGATCGCAAAGGTGAACATGACAATATGGAGGAGCCATAGCCCGATCCCTCCCACTACTCGAGAGGAACCCGATCGCTCCTCTTGATTGGAACCAAAGAACCCACTACCATTGAACATGAGAGTTATTCTCCTTGGAGCGGGTTCTTTTGGTTAGCTAGTCACTATGAGAAAGAACCCGCTCCGGGTATGTTTGGCCGTTCCCGGCCGTTAAATGGAAAATCCCTACCCGGGGAGAGGTAAGGATCGGCTTTGGGAGTATAATTCTCTTTGGCCTTTCCCGAGTCTCATTCGGGTTAGGTAAGCCTCTCTCATGTTTGACGCATGGGGGAGGCTATTTGTTTGGAACCAGTATAACCCCGCGATCATCCAAATACAATAGGGGAGGGGCTATCGGTAGCTCCCGGGGACTCTCGATAAGCTCCCGATAGCCCGAGATCGGCTCCCAAGTCCCCGGAGAGCCGCCAAATCGGGCCCGTGGGACGTTTTCCCGAGAGGGAGGAGGAATCATACCAAAGCCCCATTTTCGGCCGTTTTTGGCAATTCTCGGAGCCAGCCTCCCTCCGACATAGGCCCGGGCTCCCACTGGTTACCCCTTTCCCAATCTCCCCCGGCTCGGGTATCATGGGCCCATGGAATCCCCCGAGACATTTTCAGTCAAACAAACGGCCGATCTCATTGGCAAAGCCCCGAATACTCTCCGAACTTGGAGCGGGCCGGATCACTTTGGCCCCTATCTCTCCCCCTACGCCAATCCCGGCCCGGGGGAGGAGAGACGATTTACGGAGCATGATATCCGGCTCCTCAAAACGGCCGTTCTCCTCCAAAAGAGAGGATTGGCGATAGGCGACATTATCCCGAGGATAGCCTCCGGGGAGATTCTCGAGGAGCTCCCGGAGGAGTTCCCCGAGAGGCTATCTCCCGAGCTCGAGCGGGGATCCTCCGAGAACTTACCAGTTCCCCAAAGGTACGATCCCGCCTCCCAATTGTCCCTCTATGTTCGGCCGTATGAAGTCCAAATAGAGAGACTTTCGGCCGATCTCGAGGGAGAGCGGGCCCGGCTCGAGGAGGAGAGAGAGGCTCGGATAACGGCCGAAAAGGAGCTCTCCCGGCTTTCCGCTATTCTCGAGGAGCGGGAAAAGCCTTGGTATAAACGGCTCTTTGGAGGGGGTTAGACATAGAGGGGATCCCCCAAAAATACCCGGCCCGGCTTTTCAGTTACCAGCGTCCGGATCATTTGATCATAAAGGAGAACCAGCGCAACCCGGGAGCTATGGGGAACCATAATCCCCCGGGCTAACTCCTCTTTCTCCTCCTCGAGCTCCTTATCCGAGGGCAATTCGGCCGAATCCCCGGAATAGAGGATCGCGAAAATAAGATAGTTTGAACCCGGCCGCATGGGTTCGGGTTCCTTTTCCTTGGGAGTCTCCTCCTCATTCCGAACGATCGAAACTGAATAGGAATCCTCCGAGCGTCCGAGGGATTCCATAGCCTCCCGGATTTGGGCCCTTATCCTCGCTTTTAGCTGGCTATCCGGTTTGGATCGCGTCCCTATTACAAAGTTATATAGCTTGTTTTCGTCAATCTCGAGAATCTCAAAGTTCATTCTTGATCACTGCCTCCAATCCCCGCCCAAGTCCCCGGAGAGCCGCCAAATCGGGCCCGTGGGACGTTTTCCCGAAAGGGGAGAGAATCATACCAAAGTCCCATTTTCGGCCGTTTATCACCATGAGAAAGTGGGATCCCCCTCCCTACTCCTCCATACCTTTTCAATCTCCAAAACGTTAACCGTACAATCCCGGAGAACGATCAAGGCTACCCGAGCCTCCCCGAAAACCCCCTTAAGCATGGATCCGATCTCCCCCCGTATTCCCTCGAGCTCGGAATCGGTTAGCGATTCCCCGGAATCCAAATTCGAGTAAAGGAGGGCAAAGATCAAATACTGGTTTGAATCCCGGAGCCCCGACATCTCCCGATCTCCCGATTCGTCCCCCTCCGAATCGGGGATTATGGCGATTTGGTAAGTTTGCCCCTCGGACAAATCAAAGGCTCCCATAGCCTCCTCGATTTGTTGATTAACCGTCTCCCGGAATTGGGAATCCGGCTTAACCCGGGAGCCTATGGTTATCGCGTAACTCCTATATTCATTAATCGGAAAAATGGCGTATCTCATGATCGGGCTCCCGGATCACCGGGGAATATCTCCTCCCGGGAAACTACCCGGGAGCTCCCAACGGGTTTCCTTACCCCCCCCCGATCCGTCTCGATAATGGTAACTGTGCAATCTTGGAGGAGAATCAAAGCCGCCTTTGTCTTTCCTAAAACCCCTCTTAACATTCCCCAAATCTCTACCCGGTACTCCTCGAGCTCCCGTTCGGTTAGGGAATCCCCCGAATCGGGATCGGAGTTCAGTAACGCAAAAATGAGATATTGCTCCCGGTTGTTAAGGCTAGGAATCTCCGGGAGTCCCGATTCGGCCGATCCCGTATCTTGAACTATGGCGATTGAATATCCTTGATCCTCCTCGAGCTCGAAAGATTCCATAGCCCGATCGAGGTTCTCTCTTACCGTCTCCCGGAATTGGGAATCGGGTTTATCTCGGGAGCCTATGGTTATCCCGTAGCTCTTTCGGGGATTGATTGAAAATGTCGCGTATCTCATGATTCTCCTCGAAGTACACTAACCCCAATATAGGGCTTATATCGATTCCCCTCAATCAAGTGATTAAACGCATAAGCGGACGCGTCAACCATATCATCATGGAAAGCCAAAGGATCCGGAAAGGATTGGAGCTCATCGAAGTATTCGATATTCCATGAGCCCCGAAAAACTCGGACGTTCCCGTTTTCCACTTGGGACGCAAAGGGAGCCGCTCGAGTCGCCTTATCCCCCGTGGGCCTAACGGGAACCAGCCGGTAACCCGAGAGGAGCCGGGAGAGGGAGAGGCTTTGGCTTTTCCCGGCCGATCCCCCCTCCTCCTCGATCACTACGGGGACTCCCGGCCCGTCTCTTTCGGCCGTTTGACGTATGATCGCGTCTCTTTGAGCGGGGCTCCAACGTCCCCGGATAACGTCCAAAACATAGTAGGAGGGATCCTCTCCCTCTCCCTTTGCCATAAGAACCCCGGCCGAAAAATCGGCCGTCTCCGAGGTACTCGAGGCAAGATCCCAAGCCCGAACCTTGGCTCCGATATTCGAGGGAATCCGATCGATGATTTGGAACCAGTCCCGATCAAACATTCCCCCGGAGAGCGTCGGGAGGAACTCCGCTAGATATTCTTGGGCGTACATTTTAGAGGGCATTTCGGCCCGGGCCTCCTCGAGCTCTCCCGGCGATATATAGGGGTTCTTATGGCTCGGGATTTGCCAAGATTGCCATTTAGGGTATTCCGGATTCTGGCCCATCTGCCAAAAATCGTAAAAATCATTGAACCCCCGAGGAGTACTAGCAAACCATGCGGTTCCCTCATAATCCGTAAGGAGGGCCCGGAGGATCAAGTAATAGACTTGTTTTAGGTTCTGAATTACGGCCGCCTCATCTATGAAAATGGTTTTGTAAGCCCGTCCCCGAACCAGATCCGGCCGTTTGTCTAGGCTCCAAAACTCGATCGAGCCTCCCGTATAGAGCTCGATTCTTTTCTCTTGGGCGTTCTGACTCCGAATCGCCGGAGCCAAGTAATAGGAGAATTGCCTCCATACCTCGGTTATTGATTTGTAAACGGGGGAGAACCATGCCACCGGGAGCCCGAGGAGGGCCGGCTCCAAGAGGAGATTGATCCCGAGCATGGTTTTCCCGAACCGCCGGCCGCAACAAAGAACATTGTAACGGCCTTGGGACTCGAGGATCTCCCTTTGTCCCTCATGGGGCTCGAAAACGGGGAGCTCCCGGTTATACTTTCCCCGGGCCCGGTTAAGGTTCCCGATCTCTCGATCGAGGGCATTAAGAGCCGTTATCGAGGGTCTCATTCCGCTCTCCCTTTAGGAGCTCGATTTGCTCCAAAGCATACTCGAGACGTTCCCCAAAATGGGCCAATTCCGTATAGCTCTTACCATGATTAAGGAGATAATTCGAGGCTCGGATTTGATCGGCCGTTACTGGTTCCCCCTCCGCTCCTTGGGAGAGAATCGTTACGGCCGTATCTACCTTGCCCACTAATCGAGCAACCCCAAGAGAGAGAACGATCTCCCGAGCTCGAGAAAGCTCCTCCCGGAATTCGGCCGCTTTGAGCCAATTGTAGATCGTCGCCTCCGTTACCCCGGCCGCTTGGGAGGCTCGGAGCCGCGTCTCCCCGAGGGCCAATAGCTCGATCGCCTTTCTTTGTTTACTGGTTAATCCGCTCATAGTCTCAAATACTCCTCAAAAACGGCCGAAACTCGGGCCTTTGGATCCAAGGGAGCCCCAAGCGATCTCGAGATCTCTTATTCGTAGGCTCCCAAGGATTTGCTAGGCCCCTCCCCCCTCGAGCTCCCGGGCCAATCTCGGATTAAGCCATAGAACCTCCCGAGTCTTACGGCCGCTATTGGCTAACGTCTCCATAGATTTACAAACCCAATCATGGGAACCATAGAGCTCGGAGTAGAGATCGCTTTCGTAACCGGAGAGGAGAACGTACCCCTCCAAGCCCCGGAGAACCCCGGCCAATTCCACATGATCCGAGTCGGTAAGCTCATGGGCATAGCTCGAGGAAAGGCTCCCCCGCGTCTCCCGAACGTAAGGGGGATCGGCATAGAAAAGAGAATAATCCGAATCGGTTCTCCCCATGAGCTCGAGCGCGTCCATATTCTCGATCTGGACTTTCCGGAGCCGATTGGCTACCCGATACAGATTCCCGATCGCCTTACCAAAGCTCTCCGGGTTTGACGTATAACGGCCGTCTCGGGTTCTCCCTACTTTCCATCCCGGCCGCGTGGGGGCTCCCCCTACACTTTGCCAATACTGAACAAAGAACCGCCTAGCCCGCTCGAGATCGGCCTCCGGAGAGCCGGGTAAGGAGAGGGGCAATTGGGATCCCGAGTACTCCTCTCGAGCGTAAGGAGTTAGCTCCAAAGCCCGAACCAGTTCTTTCGGCCGTTCCCGGAGAACCCGGAAAAAGGAGACAACGGCCGAATCAAGATCGTTATACGTCTCGAGCATGGAGGGGGCCTTTCGGAGGAGAACCGCTCCCGAACCCCCATAGGGCTCGATATAGTGCAACTCGGGGAACCGCTCCGGAAAATGCTCGATAATCCAAGGGGCTATTTGGAACTTTCCCCCGTAGTAACGGAGAGCCGGCCTCTCCCGGTTTGCTCCCTTGGGCGTGGCCTCATTCGGCCGTGGGGACTCCTCCCAATCCCAATACTCTGTAACTGGTTCCCGGCCCGGGCCCAATATCACAACGGCCGAATCAAACCCGGCCGAATGAGGAGCGGGTTCTCCATTGGGGAGGAGGAACTTTAGCCTCCGGGTTAGGAACCGAACCTCCCCCGGAGCCATATACTCCCGGAACCATTTGGAGCCCGTCCGAGCGGGAACCAGCGATACAACCAAAGCGCCGGCCCGGGCCTCCTCATATGCCTTTCGAGCCCATGCCTTGATCTCGGAGTAGGGAGGATTCATGAAAACCCGTTCCCCCGCCCATGATTGGAGGAGCCCGTTTTGATCGGCCGTATAGAACCGATCCGCTTTGGCGTTCTCCTCATTGGCGCATGGATCAAGGGTAAAGGAGAACTCCCGATCGAGAGTCTCGAATAGCTCCGGGGGAGTTCCCCAAACGTCCGAGCCTCCCGTTTTGGCGTTCCTATGGTAAACCTTAGTTTCCACTGGTTCCCCCTCGGGAGAGCTCCCTAGCCCCCTCCAAGCGAACCCGAGCGATCCCCGAGCCTTTGCAAAGGGGACAAACGATCTCCTCCTCGGGAATCGGAGGATCCCCGAGAACGGCCGTTATCGAGATCACATAATGGGGATAGGGGAGGAACCCCGCCTCATATCGCCTATCTAGAGCCCGGGCCGCGTCCGGGTATTCCGGGTTTTCGATTCGGCCGGCCCCGTGGCATTTGCTACAATGTCTTTTCATGATCTCTTATCTCCTCTAGGCAAGGAGTAAGGAATCAAATAAGCGTATCGATTGGAGATCCCCGAGGGAGTCTCTACCTCGATATGAAAATGAGCTCCCTCCCGACAAATGAGGAACCGCTTTCCCGGCTCTCCCCAAAACGGGGAGCCCTTATCCGTAGTACTCGAGGAAACGGCCGTATCGATTGCCTCCCCGCAAAGGGGACATTTTCCAATGTGGATCGAGCGTACCATGCGCTTAACCAATTCCCGGCCCGGGGATAGTACCAGTATCCCCGGGCCAAACTCCTAACCCCTCGGGGGTTAGAATCCCTCCCTACCCCTCTCGATCCCCATGAGCTCATCCTCGGGCTCTGCATACGGATCGACGTTCCCCGAGGGGGCCTCTCCCTTTTTGCTCCAAGCCTTTTCCCAATCGAGGATCGACTCCTCCCGAATCTCTTGGAACCGGAGAAAGTTCTCCATGCCTACGAACCGATGATCGAGCCCGGAGCCGTTCCCCGTGGCAAAGTCGGCCGTAAAGCTGGCTACATGGGTTCCATGCCCAATATCGATATAGGTCTTGGTTCCCTTATCACTGACAACGGGAACCAGATCAACCCAAAAGGAGCAATAAGTTGGGATCCGGGAGCCGATCTCCTTGGAGGCAAGTTCCGAGTATTCCCGGAGGAGGAGTTCTACTCCCTTGGGGAACTTGGAATCCTTATAGGGGCCGCTCTCCGGATTCCCCCATGCCTTAGTTTTGGCTACCCCCTTAAGGGAGATTTGGAAAACCCGATCCCCCGCGTCCGGGAGCGTTACGGCCACTTGAAAATGAGCCTTATACGAACCGGGAACCCGCTCCGTTTTCTTGGTCATCCAAGGGTAAGCGTATTGGCCCCCGTCATCCCCATAAATGAGGATCCGCTTTCGGACTCCCAAAACGCAACCCCGGAGACGTTCGGTTTTCCATACGGCCGAAAATGGAGCGTCCGGAGAGCTCCCGAATTGAACCTCCCCCGCCTCCCAAAACGGCCCCGGAGCCGTCTCGGATTCGGCCGCGTCCAGCGTCCAGAACCCCGCCTCCGATCCCTTACCCGTGTATTTGCCATGCCAAACGATCACCGGGAATTGGCTCCCCCCGGCCGTTTCATAGAGCTCGGAGTTTACAACCCCGGAATCAAACTTAAACCCAAAACTACTACTCATGATCTTACCCTTTTTGTATTTGCTTAATTGGCCTTTCGGCTCCAAATGCGTCAAGAAAAACCCCTAATTCGTCAAGAAAACCAGAACCCCCGCCCTTTTACTCCTACATTAAGCTCACCTCCTTTGTACTTATGACCCTCCCTAGCCCCGTTTTGGCCTCAAAAACCCCGTTTTCGGCCGTTTTTCTTGACGCATTGACGCATTTAAGGCGTTTTGGGATCGTTTTGAAAATTAATTTTCAATTTTTACCTATAGGGAAAATGCGTCAATGCGTCAATGCGTCAATTTTGAGATCCCTAATAGGGGTTAGAATCATAAAACCCGGGCTCCTCGGGGCCCCCACTGGTTCGGACTTTTGGCCGAATCCCGGCGATAACCCGCGTTAATTTGGCCTCTCCGGTTAGGGAATCCTTGATCTCTACCCGACAAAGATTCGGGTAAGCATTGGCTCCCCCGAGCCGGCCCCGAACCTTTCGGGAAAAGTTGATCTTGGTTAGCTCGGGGGCTCCGTTCGTGTCATGCCAAGATTTGTACTCGGAGTAAACGGAATCGAGGGGAGCATAGAACTCGGCCGTTTTTAGCTCCTCCCAATTGCCCATAGCGTCCGGGCCGGCGATCTCATAGTGATCTCCAAGGAACTCCATCACATAATCCAAAGCCTCCCGGAATGAGTCGGTTCGCTCTTGAATACTCTTGGGCGTTACCAATCCGTTCGGCCGGGAGTACCAGCGAACCGCCCCCTCGATAACCCAAGAGAGGATCGCCTCCATATGGGCCGGCTCTTTGAGAGTCGCCTTTAGCTTTTTGTTTTCGGCCCCGGCTTTGGAGATCGGGAACTCGATCGCTCGGAGCCTATACCATGCCGCCGAATCCTCCGCTTTCATTTTTGGAGCCTCATTGGAGGAGATCACTACGGTAAATTGGGGCCGAAACTCGAATAGATCCCGGCCCTTAAATGCAGCCCGTAACCAGTTCCCACCGGAGAGGGCTTTGATTTTGGCCGAATCGAGCCAATCGGTATCCTTGGATTCGGACGCATGAACAAATCGCGCGTGGTAAAGCCCCGCCAAATCGAAGTTTTGATCCGAACCGGAGCGGGAATCGATAAGGCTCCGGATATTGATCTCCTTGGCTAACGGCCCCCCGAGGTATTGGAGCGTCTCGGAGAACGTCCCCTTACCCGAGCGCGTGGGGCCGGAGATATAGATAACCAGTTCCTCCCGGGTCTCCCCCGAGAATATGTAACCCATGATCTCTTGGAGGTAAGCCGCCTCCTCCGGGTTCGGGATCGTCTCCTCTAGGAACTCCTCCCAAACGGCAGAATACTCCCCCGGCTTATAGTCAAAATCGAGCCGGTAAGTAAATCCATACTCCGGATGTGGAGGATAGAGGGCTCCCGTTCGCATATCGATAACCCCATTTTTGACGTTAAGGAGCCCCGGGGGATTCCCGAACCGGCTCTCGGGAACGTGGGAATAGTTCTCGAGCATGGTTCGGGTACTGTTAATCCGGCTCATGCTCGGGTAAGCCGATTTTACGATAGCCTCATACTTAGTATCCCGGGTTTTGAGTGCTGCCTCCCGTCGCCGCCAAAGGGTATCCTCGATCCTCTGGTTGATCTCCGCTTTGGCCTCCCCGCCCATGCTCCAATGGCCCTTATCGTAGAACATGGGCCCGAACCCGTCCGAGAAAGCGATTCGATCCCCGTATAACCGGAGAACCGCTCGAGCGTTCCCGGGATCTCCTACGGGAAACTCCAAGAGATCGCGTTCCTCGAATAGCTCCCCCGGCTTTAGGGGTTCGGTCTCCTCGATAAGGGAGAGGAGGTTTTCGGCCGAATTCCCGAGGGCTAACCAGTCGGAGAGATCTTTCCCCTCGGGGAGCTCGAGAACCCGAACCGATTTAGCAAAGGGAGCGATCGAGTTAGCCACCGCTCTCCCATGCTCCCGGCCGGGAGGATCGTTATCGGGGATGATCACGATCTCTTTGTAGGCTAGGGTTTGGGAGTAGCTCGGGAGCCATTTTCCGGCCCCGTCAAAATTGGTAGTAAAGGCGTAACCCTCGAGCCCGAGTTCCCGGCCGTTATCAGCGTCTTTCTCCCCCTCTACAATGATCACCCGCTCCGAACCGATAACCTCGGGGAGACGATAGAGGAGGGGCCTATGCCCATTAATCCCCGCTAGGAATTCCCCGGAATCGGGATCCCATGCGTCAATCCGAAAGGTTTTCGGTTCGTATCTATGCTTTCGGAATGAGATTCTGCCGAATTCGTCTCGATAATCGTAAGTAGTAACCAGTTCCCCGAGGGGCTCCTCCTTGGGCTTTCGGAATGTATCTCCGGAATCCAATCGCCTCTCGATCTCCCGGAGAACCTCCCCGGGTTCGCAACCCGCAAAGCAATACAGATCGATCCCTCCCTCCCGTTCGGTTAACTTTAGGCTCCGGGAATCCTTTCCCTCATGGAGAGGGCATGGGGCCCGGAATGAGTCCCCCTCGGAGAGGGCTTTCATGCCGTCCACTATCTCGAGGAACGTATAGGAGCTCTCAAAGATTCCCCGGGGGCTATCTCCCGGGCTTTCGGGAGCCCCTCCCCTTTCCCGGAGCCGCTCGAGATCGGCCGTTCCGAGGGAGCCGAATAGCCCCATTTGGGCCGGCTCCGGTTGCTCGATCTTGTCGATCACTTTCCGGGCCTCCGAGACGTAAAATCCCAAGTCCAGATCCCCGGGTATCCCCTCGGGGAGTTCTCCGTTAAGGAGGATCATTGGATTGGTACGAACCCGATCCCGGCGATCCTTGGAGAGCTTAACCAGCGTCCCCCCCGCTTGGGCGACATAGTAGCGATTGACTCGAGGGGCCGGAATCGTCTCCCCTCCGGGAGTCTCATACGCCATTTGGAACTTTCCTCCCGGCTTAAATACATAGCAGAAAGGCATGATCGAGGGTTCGGCCGAAAACGTCTCCTCCAAGGGAGTTCCCTCGAGAAAGTAGTTCCGAACCGCTCGGGCTATGATTGGAGCCCGGTAGGAGTCTCCGAGGGGCTTTCGTTCTACAAAGGTTCCTTTGGCCTTGGTTTTCCCGGCCGGGGAGAGAGCCAAGTAGTTATTGACATCCCTCCGAATGTAACGGGAATAATCGGAGAACTCGAGGGAGAACCCGGTTCGCTCCTCCCACTGGTTACAAACGGCCGAATAAGTCGCCTCGAGCTCGGGAGGGATAGAACTCAAAATCCCGTCCGTATTGGCCGAAAGAACCCGGATCCCCGCGTGGGTTAGCTTTTCGATCAAGTCCAGTAGGAATAATTGCCCGTTTAGGGTTACGGTTAGGAAAGCCTTGGGATCGTAAAGCCAAAAGTATTCATAGGAGAGCTTTCCGAAAACGGAGTTAATCGCGATTTTGAGCGCGTCCGAGGTTACCCGATCCCCCCGGGCTTTGGCCTCGAGCCGTTTGGTTACCATGCCCCGGTAGAACCCGAGGAACCCGGATCCCAAATGCTCGGGATAGACTCCGAGGGTTAGCATGATTTGGGGATAGTATGAACTTACGTCCCCATCTCGGAGGAGCGTCTCCCCGGCCTCGAATATCCCCGGGCTATCCTCCGAATGTAAGCCCCCGATCCCGAGCCGGTAAGTATTCCCGCCAAAGGCGATCGCCTTGGAGAACCGGAATCCATTTTCGGCCGTAAGGGTAAGCTCCCGGAGCTCCTCGAGCATCTCGGAAAGCTCCCGATCCTCAAAGGTAACCTTGGAGGAGAGGATATCCCCGAGCCTTACCTCCTCCCGTGGGGTTCCTTGGGATCCCTCGGGCCGGCGATAAAGCGTATTGAGAATGTCATTGGCTAGAGCCGAATCGGTAGAGGAGAGGGCATGGATCCCGAACTGGTTCCCAATCTCTCTCCGAGTCTCGATAACCGGGAGGAGTTCCCGGTATAGCGCGATCGTCGCCTTTACATCATGCCGATTGTACTCGAGGAGCTCGGGGGCTTGATCGGCCGTTATCTCCGAATCAAAGGGGAAAGGGAGCTCCATAATCGGGAGCCCCAATTTGGCCTCGATCTCCTTTAGGGAATTGTACTTATTCCCAAGGAGGAGCATGAGATCGATCGTTTGGAGTTTGTCTCTCCCGGCTTTGAGAGTCGAATAGCTCGAGATCTCGGAATACTCCCGGGCTATGATCCTTTGGCCCAAATCGTAAACGGCCCGGGCCGCTTTCCCCGGAGCCAAGAGCGTACCAGTTAAGAGAATGTCATCGAAAGCGTAGTTATTGAACCCCACTAGCTCGGGCCGCTCCTCCCGAATCCACTGGTTCATAATCGGTCGATCGTCTCGATCCCCGAATACTACATACTCCCGAACCTCTCCCGGCTCCCCGGCCCCCGAGATCTCTATGAAAACATAGCTTAGAAAGTTCTTGTAAGTCTCGATATCATACGCGTACAAACCGCCCATAATGCTCCCAAATGTAAGGAGTCGGGTATAGCCCGGGCTCCAATTGGGGAGAGCGTATTGATTTTTTCCAATTAGGGCTTAAAATGAGGTTAACGAAACTACTCAGTTTTAACCCTTGGAAAAGGCTCGGATAACCCCTCCGGGCCTTTTTCGCTCTCCGGTACTGTAAATTATACTCTCTGGTTCGTTCCTCTAGATTCCGATTTATTCGATCCGTTCTGATTAATTCGATTAGTTCGGAACTTTTCGCTTAAACTCCTCCCGGGTATAGAGAGCCTTGATCTCCGAGATTCGGCCCGGGGAATAATTGAACCGGCTCGCTATATCTGTTTGCTTAATCCGATCCGGGCTTAATTCGGCCTCGATCAAGGCTCTTACAACCTTTCTATGGTTTGCGTTTTGGATCGAAGCCGGGTCAATATAGCTATGCTCGAAAACGGCCGTTATCGCGAACCCGTCAACCCGGGTTATCCGGTAACCGGATTTGTTCAAGTCGAATCGGATTCGATCCCATGCTAGGGGAGGAGCGCTATAGGACTCCTCCCCGGGGAACTCATTGGTTACCTTGATCCTTACGGAGCTCTCTTGGGGCTTAATGTAAATCCGGGTCATCTGTAACGGCCGATCCCCCGCCTTATCTTGTTTGGCCCAAAAGAGAGCCCGCTCGATACCGGTATCGAATAGATCCGAGAATTGGCCCTCCGCTTTCATTGCCTCGAGGAACTCCCGGAGCGATTCGGCCGTAATATTGATCGTGTATTCGTGGCCTTGGTTTTCCACTGGTTCCCCCTAATAGGAGATCAAAAGCTCGGGAGGGTTCTCGAGCCGGTCGATCTCATGAATATAAACTTGTGTTGTCTCGGGGCTATCATGCCTTGCGAATCGTTGCGCTTGGAGGAGCGTCCCACCGCCCAAGATAACGGCCGTTATTGCGCTATGGCGTAGGGAATGAGTACTCTTGGAATCATCCCGGATCCCGGCCGCTTTGAACCGGGCCTTGATCATCCTCCGAATCGAGGAGGAACTAAGGGGTTCCCCAAAGGATCGCTTGGAGAGGCTACAGAAAATCGGAGCTTGGGCGTTCCCCCCGTTTGGATGAACCGCTAACCAGCCGGCCAAAATCGCCTCGAGCTCGGGGACTATGACAATTAGATCATCTGCCTCCGATCGTCCCTTACCTTGGAGGAGGAGAACTCTCCGGTTCCCCCGCGTCCGATAATGTCCCATGGTTACCCGGCGAATCTCGATCGTTCGGAGCCCACCGAATAGCATAGCGCCGATGATCGCCTTATCCCGAGCTCCAACGGCCGATCCCGTGGGGATAGACTCGAGGAGCCTCCGGGCCTCCGAGGGGGTCAAAGCGTCCCTCTTATGGCCTTTCCCGCGTCCCCTTTGGCGAACCCCCTCGAGCCCGAGGGCCGGGTTCTCCGGGATCATCTGGTTATCATAGAGCCAAGCTAGGAACTTACGAACCCCGACAAGAGCCAAATTAACAGTACTCGGAGCGTACCTCCCTTTGAGGAACTCCCGATATCGGAGGAACGTCCCCCGGGAGATCGGCTCCGGGTTCTCCTCGAGCCAAGAGATGAACCGCTTTCCCTCTTTCGCATAGGTATTTACGGAGCTCGGGGGATAGTCCCGCTCGAATTCGAGGTAACGGCGATAGGGGCCGAAAAGCTCCCGGAGCCGGCGATAGTCAACCCCGGGGAGGGTTACGGCCGAATCCCGGGAGGGTATAAGGGAACTCTCGGGGAGCTCCGGGCTCTGGTCGATCACGATCGGGTTACTCATGGGTTACCTCGAGCCTCTCAAATCGGCCGTACGGGAAAGAATCGCCAAATTCGGCCGAATTTTCGAGCTTGGGCGTGGGAGAGCTCATTCTATGGCCTCGATAGTCAAATCAAACGGGAGATCCCCGGCCAATCCCTCTATGGAATTCCAGTAATACAGAACCAAAGCCCGGTAGAGGGGAGTTTGGAGGAGGCTCGGATCGGCCCGGATCGCGTCAAAGAATCGGGGAACGTCAAACTCCCGGGGATTGGAGAGGGTAAGGATTAGCCTTAATTCGGCCGTTCCCTCGGGGCCGGGGAGAATGTCGCTCATGATTGGCCCTTTCTCTTTCGGCCGAAAAGCGCGTTAACCAGTTCCTCCCAAAGTCGCCAATACCAATAGCGTCTCATGAGCCCCTCCCCGGGAACCCGGAGCGAACCGGGGGACTCTCCCGCTCGGGATACTGCCAATAGCGGGGAACGTAACCCTCCTCCGAATAGAGGTTCTCGAGGAACTCCAATCCCATATTGGCCTCCCCCGCCTCCAAGATATCCCCGAAAGCCTCCCCCGCCTCGATAGAGCCAAGCTCGAGGATTCCCGAATCGGGATCGTAAGTTCCAAATTGATCAAGGAGATCCCGGGCCATTGCTGCCAATGTCGCCGGGGAAAACAAAGATAGATCCATGATATCCCTCCCAAAGGAAAGGAGAGCTCCCCGCTCGAGGAGCTCTCCCGATTCCCACTAGTCAAAACAAATGGCTCCGTTCTCAATCCGGAGCTTACCCGAGAGAACCCGGGCCAAATCGCTCTCGATATCGGAGAGGAGGAACCGCTCGGAATCCGGGTTAACTCCCTCGAGCTCGAGAACGTTCCTGAGAACCCCGAAAGCCTCCGAAAGCTCCCGAGCCGTAACCCCGGCCGTCTCGGATTCGATATAAACCCGATAACCCCATTTGTACCCGTCGATCTCCCGAGTCGCCTCCCATGAGTCCGAGCTCATGGTTACGGAGAATTGACAAGAGAACTGGCGACAGTACTCAAAGAACTTGGATTCGGCCGAATCGTAAGCCTTGGAGAACGTCAACCCCTTAACGATCATCTCCGGCTCCGAATCGCTCCCCGTCTCTCCCAATCCGATAAACTGACCAAAAACCGAAAACTTGCTACTCATGGTACTTACCCCTTTTGTTTTAACCCGTCCGAATTTTCCGAACTACCCGAATTATAGATCGGATTAGGGGCCCAAGTCAAGTGCACTATAAGCTCGATTTTAGGGCATATGGGCCCCGATTCGGCCGTAAACCCGGGAGCGGGAATCCTCGGGCTTTGGAACCAGTTTGGGAGCCGGCTCGAAACTCGGAGGGGTTACGGCCGTTTTTGGGCCTTTTCTACAATCCTTGCTCCCGGCGATAACCAGCGAATTCGGCCGAAAGTCCGAGCGTTCCCCAAGGATCGGGGATTCTATAGAGCGTTTATTGGAGATCGGTAGGGCCCGGAGCCTCCTCCCCTAGCAGTTTTCTAGCATGATCGATCTTGATCTCGGATATGAGCCGCTCCCAATCCACATAAAGAGGGGTCGGGGCTAAAACGTCATTGAAAATGAACTCCCCCAATCCCGCCTCATTCTCTATAGCAAACTCCCGTAAGGAATCGATCGCTTTGTAGCGATCTGGTTCGGAAAGGATATCCGCCTCCCACCGGATCGAACCTTGGGGAGCCTCCAAAGCGATCCAAGCCCGGAGCATTCGAGTAAAGTAACCCCGGAGGGGCTCGAGTGCTTTATAGGACTCGCTTTCCGAGACGGGGATTAGGTTATCCTCCCCCTCCTCCGTGGGAACCCTTATTTTTGAATACCTTGGATCGTATAGTTGCCTATAAAAATTGTCATTCATTGCTCCTCCTTTACGGCCGAATGAACCAGTTCCCCAAATGCTTTATGGAGCCGGGGATCGTCGATCTCTACTCCCTCGAGTTCTACCATGATTCCGCTCCCGAGATTTGGCCGAATGATAACGGCCCCGCCCTCCTCGGAATAGAGAGCGATCACATGGGAAAGGATATGGAGCCAATTATCTGAACCGATCCCCGAACTACGATTCCTTTTCATGTCGCCTCCTAGCATACCTCTTTGAGTTCCGTTTGTACTGTATAAGCCGGCCCGGATCCGGGAGCGTCTCGAGGGAACCCCCGTAACGGCCCTTTCGATCTCCATTGGGGAGCGTCAATCGGTAAACCCAATGGAACCAGTATTCCCCGCTCGGGCTCCTCCTCCGGTTAATCTCGAGCCTCCAAGAGAGTTCCCGGCCCGGGCCCTTCGTAGTGGCATAGCCTCCATTAACGGCCGTCTCTCGAGGGGTTCCCGTAGTGGCATAGCCTCCATTAACGGCCGTCTCTCGAGGGGTTCCCGTAGTGGCATAGCCTCCATTAACGGCCGTCTCTCGAGGGGTTCCCGTAGTGGCATAGCCTCCATTAACGGCCGTCTCTCGAGGGGTTCCCGTAGTGGCATAGCCTCCATTAACGGCCGTCTCTCGA